TTTTAGTCCGTTATTCAAACTCGATTTCATAATAGCATTTCTGTGTGCGTTCATTGTTAATTTTTCTCTTATTTTCACATATTTTATTGATATTTACTTTCATTACTTTTATTTGTCCTTTCTCTTAACATCATAAAAACATCATTGATGCTTTATTTCCAAAACATCCCCGACACCACAATGAAGTTCCTGGCATATGGCATCAATGACTTTAAGATTAACAGGTTCGTTTTTTCCAAGCTTTGCTAATGTAGCATTGCTGATTCCTATTTTATCCCGAAGTTCTGTTTTTTTCAAGTGCTTATCTATTAGAGTTTTCCATAGTTTGTCATAGCAGATCATACATATTTCCTCCCAACTCCACATGATTTGTAACATTTTAGGCAATGTTGATATCTCGGTTTCTATTTTTGTATTATATATCTATTTTTCTGTTTTGTCAACTTTTTATTCTTCTTTTTCAGAAATATATTTCAGAAAACAAGAAAAAATGTATTGACATGCACTGTGCATATGGTAATATATTCACAGAAACAGAATAAAAGTTCAATAAAGCAGAAATATAATTTAGGAGGACAAATATATGTTAAAAAATCAGTTATTCGGAGTTGAGGTAGAAATGACAGGGATTACAAGAGAAAAGGCAGCTCGAATCATCGCCGATGTTCTTGGAACCACACCTTCTCGACCAGAATCCAGTTGTTACCACGCACGCACAATCGTTGATCAGGCGGCTCGCAAATGGAAAGTTATGAGAGATTCATCCATTACTGCAATAAGAAATGATGAAACAATGGAACCAATCGATGAATACAGGGTAGAATTTGTAACGCCGCCTCTTCAGTATTCAGATATTGAGCTTCTTCAGAACATCATAAGGAAGCTCAGGGAAAACGGAGCAAAATCTCATAGCAGCTGTGGTATTCATATCCATGTTGACGGGGCAAATCACACCGCAACATCTCTTAGAAAATTAGTAAATTTTATGACATCCAGACAGGATTTAATTTACGAAGCACTTCAAATCGGCAATCGCGAACACAGCTGGTGCCACAAACTTAACAAATCTCTCCTTGATGCAATGAAAAAGGACAAGAACCTCACAAAGGAAAAGGCAGAAAAAATATGGTATAGCACAGCAAATGATGGTTACTGCGGTGGCATTGATCACCAGCATTATAATGAGACAAGATACCACGGTGTAAATCTCCACTCTTTCTTCACAAAGGGAACTGTCGAATTTAGACTTTTCAACAGCACTCTTCACGCTGGAAAACTCAAAGCGTATATACAATTTTGCTTGGCAGTATCTGCATGGGCTATCACTTCGCAGGAAAAAATCGTATTTCGGTCAATGGTCGGGTACACACCGGAGCAAAAAGTTACAATCATGCGAAATATCCTCACTCATAGACTCGGACTTTATGGTGATGAGTTCAAAACTTGCAGGCTTCATCTTATGACACCACTTAAAAAAGCTGCCGGAATGGCTTGTCGAGCAGCTTAGTAAAAGTGCTGGCCTATCGGCACAACGGGGAGATTGGAGAATAATATGAGAAAATTATATGTAGCCTACGGAAGCAATTTAAACTTGGGGCAGATGGCTCATAGATGCCCATCTGCGAGCATTTATTGCGTTGGACAATTAAATAACTGGGAACTTGTTTACAGAGGCAGTACGGTCAATTCCCACGCAACAATAATAAGGAAGCACGGTTCATATGTCCCTGTTCTATTGTGGAGCATTGAACCAACAGACGAAAAAAGATTAGACATATATGAGGGATTTCCTAAATATTATTATAAACAAAATGTTATGGTTGATATAGGCGGAAAGAAGAAAAAAGCAATGGTTTACATCATGGATCAGAATCAGAGACCTGGTAGACCATCCAATGCATACATTGAAACCATTCGGCAGGGATATATTGATAATGAACTTGATTTAAGCATTTTTGAGAAATCTTTGAAAAGAAATTCCATTGAATGTTTTTCGATATTATGATATAAAAAAAGACGTTCGATCCTTGAACGTCCTTTTTTATGACATTTAATGTTGCAGCACTATTTGTCTGACGAAATCAAGGAGCCGGTTCTGGTGTGGGTGATTTTTGCATAGTCATTCGGCACCCTAACAATCAGTTCATCGAGTTCACAATGCAAAGCCTCGCATATAAGATCAAGGTGTTCTAAGTTCACCCTATCTGTGTACTCATGGTACAATTCGCTGATTGTATTGGGTCTGATTCCAGTCGCCCTTGCCAGATCTGCCTGGCTCCACTTCATTTCGCCGAGCTTGGTAGATAGTAAAATTCTTATCATACGTCGTTGCTCCTTCCGTTATAAAATAGCATTTTTTGACAACTTTTTGTGTCGTTTGTTATTTTATAGCGGATTTTGTTATATTCTAACGAAGTCAGATATAAACATTATGTAAGAGCAACAACCAGTGACTCTGTTTACTTAAGAAGAGAATTCACCTTTTTCTGCACTGCCTTAGCATCATAGCCGGCTGCTTTTAACCGTTTGCTTCTAGTGGGTTCATTTCCCCATTTACCATCAATTACTTCTTTTGCCAGTTCCGCAACTGTCTTTTTCGCTTTGTCGGAAGCAGTATTTTTTTTGCTTCCTGCGGTTGTTTTTTTCACTTCAGAGCCATCTGAAAGAACAATAGCCGTGTGCCCGTTGGAGCGCAGCACATCGCCTCGTTTCAAGTATTTATCGCTCGTAAGGTATTTTTTATCTGTCAACTTTTCAAATTTCTTTGTTCTGACAAGGGCCGAATCCTCATTTCCGGTATAGATATCCTTTGAGACTGGAATACCTGCTGCATTAGCGCACACAGCAACCAATGCAGAACAATCCGTTTCGCATTTAGTTTTAATTTTTGATAAATCAAACCCGACCTTTTTTGCCTCAACAAAGCATGTCGTTCTCTGCGACTGATCATAACCAATATGATTATTTGCGCAAGCCTGCTCCATTGCCTTTGCCATTTTTTCAGCTTCTTTTTCATTCTTTGGTCTCAGGACAGAAACCCAATTCTTGTCATACCAATCGCGAAGACACACTTCTTTTCCTGTCTGATCCCCTGCTGCTCCTCCCCAAGCCTTTCCTCTTTCATCAATAGATGCATGTCCAATTTTTACTGCCATAATATAGTCCTCCTATTTTGATTTAATTTGTGAAATAGCCTGCATTACCTTGTCATAACCAACCATAGCGGATAGCCATGATAAAAACACCAATGCAATCAGATATACTGCCATTTTGTCGCTCCACGCTAATCCTTCAAGAACGATATAGGCAATTCCAATCGCCAACGACAACACTACCGCTGTTGCTCCTGCCAAAAGGTTCGAATAGTATTTCCTTTTGCACTCATCAAAACATTTTTTCAATGCTTCCGTAAACAGCCCTGTAAGTGTCGATACAATGAGTAGTACCATCAAAAATGTTTCAATCGTCATCCTTACCAACCTCCATCTTTTCTTCTTGATCTTTCTTTTCTTCCAGTTCCCATTTATGTTCCCTGTTGCGATCCTTAGTTGTCCTTATCCATCCACATATGCCAGCTTCGCCGATCGTCGCAGCGACCACTGCACAGGCATATGTTTCCGGAATCGCCATACATTCTCGAAAAATACACAACATCTGCCAATTAAACCAAATAAAAAAGATAAACATCAGAATCAATACCAGATTCAAAGTGCCTACCTTTTTCACTAACTGTTTAATTTTTTTCAATGGGTGGAAGTCTTGCTTTTTTACCATGCCTACCTCCTACAATCCAATTTGTGTAAAAACAAATCCAACGACAATCCCGATAACCGTAGTTACAACATAACCAACGACTTTTCGCCACATTTCGCCATCTTTGTTTTCCAAAGACACAAGGCGCTTCCCTTGTGCTTCCTGCTCTTTAACCATGCTTTCAACACTCTGTGCCAATTTCTCTATTGATACCGTGAGTGCGTTAATCTGCTTGGTGTTTCCCTCAAGTTGCTCAATTCGTCGGTTTTGTCTGTGATCTTCATCTTCGATTCGTTTCTGGTATTCCTCATACTCAGCTCTTGTAATCGGTTCTTCCATATGCTTTTCACCTCCTTTCAAATAACATAAAAAAAGAGCCTTACGGCTCTAATTCACTTTTCATAAAGTCATACTGTTCTATAACTTTGTCTGCAATTACTTTATCATCCGAAAATTCTTTGTCATTTTTTAATAGCTGAATTTCCGTTGCCTGTCTGGCCACAATCCCCCCAAGACGATGTATAATTTCGTCCTGTTTCTCAACCATATCAATATAAAGTTCAAGCAGTTCCAACATATTGTCTTCATCCATTATCTGTATCAGCCTCCTTCGGACTGTGCGTAAGAACAAAATCCTCAAATATTTTCTTTTCCAATGCCCTGCAGTCACAATGATCCATCAAGGCCTTATAACTCATAAGAGTGGAGCGGGCCCTATCGAGATCTATTTCATAATCCCGATAAAGCTCCTGTATTGTTTTCAAATGCCTCTTCATTCTAAGGCTTGTGCTTTTTCTTAAACGAACATCAAAAGGACGAATAGTATAGCCGACAAACTCCATGCCGTGTGAAACGGGGCGAATTGCTGTTTTATTATTCAATCGAAGCTTCAGAACATCCCCTAAAAAATCAGAAAACATATTCCTGTATCTGTGCAGCAATTCCTTATCCGGCGATAAAATAATTACATCATCCATATAACGAATATAATACTGTATGCCCTCTTTCCTCTTGGCCATTTGATCCATAGGGTTCAAATACATATTGCCATACATGTGCGACAACCCGCCGCCTATAGCAATCCCAACATCCCATAACATTTCCTGATCCGGTATTTCCAACGGAGACTTAACTCCAAGTGGAAGACCAAATGCTCTGGAAGCATGGCACACATAATGTTCAAGAAATCGTACAGCCTCCTTGTCTCCTATCTTTTTCCGAATAATATTCATAAGCACTTCGTGATCCATTCGATAGAAGAATTTCTCCACATCCATTTTCAGGTAATACCATCTCTCGTTGCTTCTTTCCACAAAGTCAACCCAACCTGCTAATCTCTGCATTGATTTAAGCTGCCCTCTGTCTTCTATGCAAGAATAGGTATCGTTAATCATTCCTTTGCAAACTATTGGATTGAGTACATTGTATGCAGCCCTTTGAATTACTTTTGTTGTATAATCAGAAAATATTACTTTCCGCAATTTCGGCTCATACACATAAAAATGATGGTATATGTCTGGTGGATAATTATGGCATTTAAGTTTTTCGGATAACGAATGTATATTATCTTCCAGGTTGCCCCAGAATGCAAGCTGCTCATTTTCATATCTCTTTCCAGCTCGGGCATCTTTCTCAGCCTGTAGCAAATTTTCAAAAGATACAATTTGAGCATACACATTTTTAACGGACATATTATCTCCTTTCAGAGCATTGCGGGATTCGCTTATACTACTACCGGCATTCATGCCCATTACATTTTTTTGCGAGAGCAAAGGAGACGGAATCCTTTACACCTCTGTACTGACTGCATACCCATTAGGTCTGCAGCATCTGACTTGAAGGCAGAGCGGAGCGGAAACCGATGTTCCAGTTCGCATTGGAGCGGGGATTGTTGAGGTTCAAGTTGAAGACGCCAGCGTTGGCACCATTGTTCCAGTTGCCCCCGCAAATCGGCAAACGCAGTATTCCGTACCCTACTTGCTTACACTCTTTATCCAGCCTCCTACCATTCTGCCAATTTCAACTACCAGACCGGACCATTGTTCATATTTTTTTGGAGGCAAAAAACCTAAATTATATGACAAACGGACATATGCCTTTAGCTTTTCCACTTCCACATCCAATTCCTGCAGAGTGGTTTTTTTATAATATTTTTTGTTGGCTTCGATAATCCTCTCCAACATAACATCCATGCACCTCTTTATATCCGCAACAAGGGCGAACTTCTCGCCCTTTGGATATTGCGCCAATGCAGGATAAGCATAGTTAATCATATCGAAGGTTTTCTGTAATATCTTTAATTCCTCCATAAAGTCCCTCTATACCATATTTTGTTCCATTTTACCACATATAGTTCTGTTTCGGATTTATTTGTTATTTTATATCGTTTTTCGCTATTGCAAGGCAAAAAATAAAATAAGAGGCTGCTATCGCAGCCTCAATCAGATTACAGTGCAACAGATTACAGATCAACAAAAGCGGAGCGGAAACCGACGCCCCAGTACGCATTGGAGCG